AATCTCACCAGCCCTAAAGGAATTATACAGGTCACGAGCCTCCATAATCGCTTCAGGCTTTACGCTATCCATCTCCTCCTGCGCTACTGCGTAGTTGAACCACGAACCTTTGTCGTTGCTCTCCTGCACAGTGGTCAGCCTCCATGGCACAGCCCACATAGGTGGGTTGAACATACCTTTCTGAGGATGCATAACCTTCAGACCCGCACGACGAGTATTCCATTGCTTGGCAATCTTCATCTGGGTCTTCTTCATATCGCAGATCATCTGGCTAGTGGCACCACTATCCTCGACACCCAACACCAAGAACTGAGCAGACCGAACAAGCTCGTTACCACTTGGTAACATCTCAGTTGCACCATTTCTTTCAGTCTTGCGGATATCAGGATCGTCAGCACTCAACTCACCCATGAATCCACCACCCGTCTCCCGGAGTTGGAACTCCAGAAACTTAGTAGTGTAGGCACACATCAACACAGTCAGACCAGTATCGGCCTCCCAAAACTGACCAGTTACAGTATTGAAGATATCACCTGCCGACGCACCCTTGATAAACTTCGGGTCAGTCTTCAGCAGTTGTGGTGACAGAGGCTGTAAGATCCGTAAGAACGGGATCTGCATATCATCTGCACCAATAGTCTCCATACCCTGACCTGCACTATCGAACAGGTCATCCATTAGATTTGCCACCGCAGTGGTCTTTGCATTTGCTACTTCTGTTGCCATGATTTTAGCTCCTCGATATCTTGGCTTCTGTTCCAACGAAAACTCCGAATGTGTCGAAGTCGATCTCCTTACCCTTCTCAATACGCTCCTTCACCCATGCTTTTAGTTTCATGGGATGAACATGCGTCTTTTGAGCGGGGTCTAGTCCCTTGCTTTTGAGATCATCAACGACGGCTCCTGCCACATTATCCTGACCTGCATTAAACGATACAGTCACATCATTCTTGATAATGTCACCCTCACCGATAGAACGTATCCAAGCGAAAGCCTCATCTCGTTTCTCCTCACTTATTCGAGCGTGAACAAACTGACGTAGGGTAACCTTGTTACCATCAACGGTAATACCATCCATACCCATCTCCTGCATAAGAGACGGTATGTCTTCCTCGTTTACTTTTCTTTTACGGAACTTCAGATCTTTGAGATACTGCTCTGTTGTTGCAATCTCTTCATCGATCTTCATAGACTGACGGATAAGAGTAGACAGCGCACTGCCCTTCTCTCCGTCTACCTTGTCGAACTTCTGGGCATCGACCTCCTCATCTATTAGCGAGAATATATCGCTCATCTTCCTACTCCTTCGTTAAAGTTTTACCCCTTCGGGTTGAACACAGACCCTAAAGCCTGCAAACTGCTCGGTCAAGCAGATTTCTTTAGTAGCTTACCAGCTTCCTTTTCAACTATCCAAGTGATCTGCATCGGCACACTCCTGTGCTCCTTCTCTGCAAGATCCTGTAATATTTTGTATGTATCGACGGGCACTGCCACCGACTTGAATTTCTTGGTATCCACAATATTCTCCCGTTGTTTAAATACTTTTCGTAATTTATCCTATGTATCCGGTGATCGTCAAACAATAAATAGGATTATTCTTTTTTCGGTGATAGCTCGAGCCACTGTCTTGCTTCCTCACCCAGTGTCTTTGCTGACAGATCGATCTTAGCCCGAAGACTCTTAACGATATGCTCATCGACCGTGCCTTTCGAGACAAGATCAACATAGGTCACTGTATTCTTCTGACCGATACGATGACATCGGTCCTCTGACTGCACCCGTGTCTCCAAGTTGAAGTCATTGGCGTAGTAAATCACGTTGGTTGCTGCGGTCAGCGTCAGACCATAGCCTGCGGTCTGAGGGTTAGCCACGAAGAACCTCGCATCTCCGAACTGAAAGTCCTGAATGGCCTGCTGCCTGTCATCGTCCGATGTGTCCCCGAAGTAGGTGACTGTCGAGTCCGAACCGTAGGCTCTCTTCAGTGCAGCCTCGATGTTTCGTATGTCATACCTGAACCTCGACCATATGATTACCTTGCCGGACATCTCTTCAACGGTCTCAAGCACTGCATCGATACGCCTGCTTTTGAACTCCACAAGTTCCTTGTCATCGGTCATGGTGTGGCCGCACAATACCTGTTGCAGTCTGAGTAGCTGAGTCATTGCCGCAGGTGCAGACACCAACCCACCATCATCGAGCAATGCAATAGCTGCGTTCTTCAGTGACATATAGTGCTTGATCTGCTCGTCAGTCAGGCTCACATGGCGAACCGTGTACACCTTGTCCGGTAGATCGAGGGCATCCTCTTTGGTCACCCGATATGAAAAGCCCTCGAGCTTGTCACTAAGTTCATCTAGATTCCTGTACCCCACAATCTGTTGGAAGCTATGACCACCCATACGTTGCGTTCTTGTGATTGCATACCTGCCTTGAAACGAATAGAACGACTCGAAACCAAGCAGGGCTTTGTCCATGAAACCACACTGTGCATACAAATCCATAGGTGACTTGGTTACAGGTGACCCAGTAAGTATGCGCTTGTATGCTGCGAACTTAGCCAGAGTCACCAGAGCCTTGGTTCTCTTTGCCTTCGGGTTCTTGATCGTTGTTGACTCGTCAACTGCAAGCAGGAAAGTCGAACCTCGAACAAACTTCTCCACAAAAGCTTTGACCTTCGGTGTTGCAAAGCCCTCCACGTTAACCAGCAGAATGCGTAGCTTGCCACGCTCCTCGATGCCAGATAGCAGATGTTCTTTCTGAACCTTGTTTGGGTTCGGGTTCCAAACATACACCTCGTTGTCTATGTCATCCCGGAGGTGGGCTGGAATCTCTGACACCTGCCAGTTACGATACACCCCCTTCGGTGCAACGATAATTGCAGTGTCGATCTTTTTGTTTTCGTACAGCCACGCCATGTTGTCGATAAGAACCTTCGACTTGCCACAGCCCATCTCCATGAAGTAACCGTAGTTCTCCTTATCGTAGGAACGCTCGAGCGCAATGCGCTGATGCTCATACGGCTGAGTTTTGTATTTGAATTTCATAATTGCCCCTTGTTACTCCTCGAAATCTCCAGACATAAGTGAGTGCTTCGCTGCCTCCAAGTGCCAGATGACTTCAGCTACGTCCTCTATCGTAGTCATCATCTTGACACTGCCATCTGCCGCCGTGCCCACAATCACTGCACTATCCATCATCTTTGCAGCGATACCACACACCGCAGGCACTGAGGCTCTGGGCACTTTGCTTACCTTCGGCTTCGGCTTTAGATAAACCACGTTGTCAGCTTCATCCGTCATTCAACATTCCTCGTAGCTCTTTGGCTTTGTTTCGCATTTCCATGTAGACCTCGAGCCTTTTTCGGGTCTTCTCTGCCTCACGATATAAGCCTGAGTCCATGAGTAGTGTCAACTCATCATCAAGAATGCGGATGATCCTGTCCATTGATTTGGTTTCGCTCATGCTACGTCAGCCTCTTTGTCATCACGCAGGATACGAACCATCTCCTCAACATAGCCCACGTCCAGACCTATGTTTTCAGTGCAACCGCGATAGCGATTAAGCCATGCCGCCAAGGACACACCTGCCTGCCTGCGTAACTCAGCCTGCGCCTCCTCGCTTTCTGGATCAAATGGCTCGTAGCCACCACCCTCTTTGCGATTGGCTACAGGTGAGATGTACGCAGGGTATTCAATCGTCAACACCTTATCGCTCTGCTTGATATGTGTCTGTTCGACCACGATCCTAAGACCGCTTGCCATGCGCCGTGCCATATCGATACGCCACTGTCTAGCTGCCGTTGCATCATCGATGCCATAGAAAGCATCATACATTTCATGCTCCGGCTGATTAGCCAGCCAATCGACAAACTCATCTGCTTTGAACATATTAAATCCTGTTACCTGTAGATAGTCATCGATGATTCTTTGTTTAGTCTTCCTTGCAAAATTACTCATTACTTCCTCCTTGTTAAAAATATACTTGACCGCCATAACCTAACGCAGCGGAACACACCACACTCAACCTCTCCTTAACCGCCCAGCCATGCCATGCCTAACCCCAACCCAACTCACGCCACCCGACCGTGCCTCACCATAACCGCCTAGCCGCGCCTTACCTTGCCCCAACGCACCTGTCCTGACCACAACCGCCTTACCAAGCCCAACCGCGCCGCAAGACACCGTGCCTTACCATAACCGCCCAAACTTGCCAGACCAATCCGTCCTTACTGCAACTTTCCACAACTCAACCGCCTTGCCTCGCCATAACTTACCGGAAGATACCAGACCCGACCAAACCCAACCCTAACCGCCTCAACACGACATACCCAACCGGAACATAACCGACCTCACCGCAACCGCCATAACTCACCCCACCAAGCCACGCCTCACCCGACCACGCCCTAGCTCAACCCGCCGGAACACAACCGCCGCAACCCGCCGCGCCTCGCCACGCCCTAGCTTACCTCGCCACGCCATACCTCAACCGCCACTCCATGACTGACCGTATCGCACCTGAACAAACCCAACCAAAACCGCCTCGACCCACGACAGGGATATGCTGCAACGCACACGCTCGATGTGCGTTGCCCCATGTCTAATAACTAAGCAGCCCTCCGCAACCGCTCTTCTTGTAAGAACTGCATAAGCTCTGCTGTTTCCTGATCCGCACACTCTGGATGATCTCGAGCCGCTTCTTGAACCTCGCGACCTTCCTGCATCAGAAGATCCCAAGTCTCTTGGTGCTCTTCATCCATGCTGAACTCACCACCTCCACTGGCACCAGCTATTGTAAACGTACCAAACGAACCGCGACCCTTCTCCTGTCGGAAATCACCAAGGCCAATCAACTGTCCTGCGTTCGCTACCAGTGCAGATATCGAACTGTTGCTGAATGTTGGCGTAACAAACCTGATCTCGATCTCAGCGCACCAGTCTGGCAGGTAGGCTCGAGTCCGCATATCAGGGGTCTTGTTCATGTCAGCCGAACGCACCACATCGATCTTCAAATAGGGCTTGCCCCATATGTTGATGTTGGTCTGTGGCAGAAAGATCAAACGATTGACGCTTGTCTTGTTAACCCCTGCCGTTTCCAGCGCAGCCGTAGCCATAGCACCTTTGACACCAGCCGCAGGAAAACACAATAATGTCTTACCCTTGGGCTGCGTATGAAAAGAGTCCACGAACTCCTGCTCTGGATTGTGCTTGATCTCCTTCTTCTCAGCCGCAGTCTTACGACCTGCACCGACAAGTAGATCACGCTTTGCTTTCGATGACATACTGTTAAAGTACATCGGTGTTTGCCCAATCAAACGTAGCTTGATTAGACCTTGCTTCAATACCGGAATGCTAATTGCTTCCGTAGTCTTCTTTGATACTGCCATTTTCTTACTCCTCTAATAAATGACACTTAGTTGCCACACCATGCGACACTAATAGTTAATCCCCTCGTCTCTGTCCTGCTCAGTGTCAAACCCACACCGATACTCTGAGACCTGCTGCTCAGTCATCTTGTCCTGACTTATACGAGCCATCGTCTTGTCCTCATTGACACGCCAGTAGTGCGGATTGTACCGCCGACCGTAATACCTGTCCGCCGAACCTCGATCCTTGGGGCTGTTGTGATGCCCCCATGCCTCTACTTCAACCATCCTTCGGCTCCCACTTAACTTCCTTAACCATGCCGCTATACGCTTCCTTGGCGATGGTCTCCTGATGCTCGACCCATATATTGGTAAGCATACTAATCACATCATCCATACCCATATGGTCTACCAAGTTCATATGGCTTTCCATCCGGCTTGAGAACTGGTGCCAAGTTTCGCACTCGTCCACAATATTAAGAGCCTTATCCTCGAAGTTTTCCTCCTGCTCCATCATCATCGCTTTAACTCTACCCATGAGCCATCTCCCTTCTTCTTTCAGTGCGCTCCATCACGCGAACAAAATTCTCATACTCCTGCTGATCAGGAGACTTAAACAGCCTCGACAAACCAACACTAGAAAACACATAAGTTTCTGGCCTGTACACCACGCCATACCGATCAAAGTCATCGGCCCTTGGATCATCCTCAAACATTACGCAGCCTCCTCTTTGTTCGCCTTATCAAGTGCGTGTCGAATGAACTCATCCTCACGCAAATCATCCAGTTCTGCATTCATGCAATTGATTTGAACGACCGTGCCGTTCATACAAGCATCTCTGACCTCACTCGACAGAACACACATAGCCAGAGACCCAAAGTAAACTTCGCAACGGTTAGCCATACAGTTGATTAGAAAACAAAGGTCTTCATTACTCAACTCGTTAGCCAAATCAAACATCTCTTCCTTCCGACTAGCCATCACGCAGCCTCCTTATTGTTATCGGTTTAGACAAGGCATCCTTCTGCCATGCCCTGTTGTTTATTCTAAGATGCATCTGCCTCGAAAGTATAGGTTTACGCAGACCAAGATTTAGAATAACTCGCTTTTCGGTTTTGACCTTCGTCATCGAGCACTCCTCAACATCGCAAAAATGTGATCCTTCACGTCCTGATAGGACTCCGCAACAAAATGCCCATCATGACGGCTCAACCCATCATTGACCACGGTCACCGTGCGCTCAGTGTCACCCCACCGCATCGTCCGCTCAGAGACAGCGAACCTGTCTCCGACCAAAAATATCTTGTCCGCATCGCGGCCTGTCAGGTGATCCACCTGAGTTAGTTCAAGCGTTATCATCGTCAACCTCCTCAACATCAATGATCACATCCTTAATGTGATCATCCCAGATTTCCTCTTTAGCCAATTCTTTAGCCTCTTCCTTGTTGGAAGCTTCAACATCAATCCGGTGATACACCGTGACGTAAACTTTGAAGTTAGGCATCCTGCATCTCCCTGCGCTCGATCTCTGCACGTTCTGCCAGTTCAGCGTTGACCGCAGCCATAGCCTTGACCATGAACTCGCTCGACACCGACCAGCCATCGACCCCACCATGCAGGCACAGTCCACGCTTCGACCAATCGGTCACGGTCTTTTGCTCCCCGAACCGCTCGTCAAAATTCAAAGAACTCCAATAGTAGCGACTGACAAACTGACCATACTTCTTACCCAGATAGGCTTCGGTCTTGTCCTTAGAGTTACGCAATATGCCTGCAACCCCAGAGTCCATATCGTAGAACTCGATCATCGGATCATCGTGCTTGTCCTTGTCATACTCAGCATCGCCATAGGTCAGGCAATGTTTTAGACCATACTGGCTCCCGATAAATACCATGCGAACGCACCACCTGTTGCCACTCTCAGGATCAACGGCTTTATATACAACAGTCATTTTATGTCCCCTCTCTCTCAATCACTGGAACTTTAAAATCCTTTAAGGCTAAGTCTTCGTCCCATTCTAGTTCATCCTTAACGATAATTCTCAAAGCCTCATCGAAACCACCACAATCGCTTGTGGTTTTCCACTTGTCTGTGTTTCCAAGTTCAATAATTACTTCGTAACCTCTTGCAGTTATGGTGACCACTCCAAACTCAGGATCAAAGTCTAATTCGCAACCATCAAATAGCTCCCCGCTAATCCCATGAGTATGGCCACTCTTTTTGAAATTCATTTGAATTTCTTCATCGCGGTACATTCCATACCTTTTCATGCGGCTAACATGTTCCATGTAATCAGCCAAAAAATCCTTACTCATTAGCAATACACCTCTTTACCAAACACACCCAACTGGATGATCAAGTCATAATCATTGGCATCCAACTGACCCAACTCATCGACAGTCAATGCCAGCCGCTGCCGCTCTGGATCGAGCAAATTAATGCCGTCAACAATCACATCAAAAGCTTTGACGCGATGAGTCTCAGTCTCCTCACTGGCTTCGTAGTCCTCATAAGAAACACCAGAAGTAAACCAATCGTCCTCGTCCTCAGTATGAATGACGATCTCAAAGTTAGAGTCCACAACATCGAACCCAGACTTCAACACATGACCACCAGTATGGATGTACGCGATCCAGTGGTTCGACCCACCTTCCAATGCACCCACCCAGATAGCTTCGGCAATCTGTGCCCACTCATCGCGGCTTGGTGAATACTCGACCGAAATAGTCGGATAGAACTTCTTGGGCTTCAGCAACTCCGCAAATGGCTCCGCCAGTATGTCTGCAAAAGCAGTGTTAGTCAGATTTGGTTTATCGTTAGTCATTACACAATCTCCCATCCATCGTTTTCAAAATGCTCGATCCAATCCTTCAAATACTCACGCACCACAATCAATGCGCCATTCTTATTGAAGTTGGACTCCTTGTAGTTTTCCAAATTACATACGGCCTCATCATTCTGAGGCATGAACAAAAACACATCCTGATGTGCCACAATCTTGTAGTCCGCAAATTTTGTATTCATTGGTTTAATCCCCTTCTAATAAATAGCTTCACCTAAAAGTTCGTTGATATTTAATTCATGTTCTTCCGCTCTCATCCCTGCTGCACTTGCTTGACTACGAACCATTGCTTCCCAAAAAGCCTCGTGCTGAGAAAAATTAATTTTACCATCTGCATCGTGAGTAACCTCATCAACATAACCACCATCAGAAACATTCTCATCATCGCAACTTTCGTCAGCGAGATACAAACCAAGCTTATTTTCTAATGCTTGAAGCTTCTCCTGACGCTCATAGTATAATTCTCTAGCTTCGATCATCGTTTAATCCCCTTGTATCTTGAACCTTGAACCTCGAACCTGTATGGTTTGAGTAACTTAAACTGAACCGTATCAGCTTTTCCCAAGTAACACAATAGTACATGGGAATAAAAGATACAGAAAACAAGTGCCATATAATGTTTTTTCTGGGAAAAAGTTTTTGTTTTATTTTTTTTTATATTTACTGGAACAAATGGAACAAATGGAACAATCCTTACTGAGCAACGATTGTAGCTGTTCCAAACCTGTTCCACTGTTCCACTTCTGACGCTGACTAAGGGAGATTTTTTGTTTTGAAAAACAGTAAACCCGTAGAAAACACTATAGGGAAGGGTGGCAGGCCAGCCGGACTGACCAACCGCCAAAGAGAATTTGCCAAGTATTATGTCGAGGGTAAGTACTCGAACGCTGAGTGCGCGAGGAAAGCTGGATATGCTGAGAACAGTGCCAACAATCACGCCGCCAAGCTTCTTGATGGCAAGTCTTTTCCTGAAGTTCCTGAACTGATCAAAGAACTTCGAGAGGCTCGAGAGCGCAGATATGGCGTGACTGTACTGGGTCAACTCAAACGCTTCGAGGAGTTGTCCCTGTCTGCTGAAGAGGCTGGACAATTCAGTGCCGCCATCAACGCTGAGAAAATCAGGTCTAGTCTGGGCGGTTTGACCATCGATAGGCGCGAGTCCACCCATGTCCACCAGCTTGATAACATGTCGCGTGAAGACATTGTTGCCAGACTGGCAAGTCTCCGCAAGAATTACCCCCATGCTTTTGCTGATATGAAAAGAGTTGAGGATGCCAGCGACAGAGAAATCACTGTGGAAGCTATTGAAAGAACACCTGCCCAAGAAAACACACTGCGAGAGGATTGAAAACCGCAGTGGTGAAGGAATGCCGGACGTGTACCTATGCATGGATGGCGTTCCGATATGGCTTGAATTAAAAATAATAAAAAATGGTAGGGTCAAAGTATCTAAGTCGCAGATTGCTTGGCATTGCTCACATTCGCATTGCAACGGCACCAGTTTTTTCCTGCTAAACGACCCCTGTACCTCTGACCTATTTTTATTTGACGGCGCATCGGTGCTCGAAATCCACGGTTCGCGGATCGATGACCTGCGGCCTGCGGCCTTGTATATAGGTGATATGTCTGGGCTGATCGAGAGCCTGCGGCCTGCGGCCTGCGCCCTATGGTGTGATGTCATGGCTCGATGACCTGCGGCCTGCGGCCTGCGGCTCCGCTCTATGGATATATGAAATAAAAAATCCCCTGCCGACATTGTCGGCAAGGGATCAGGGGAAACCCTATTCTGCTGCATCAAGAATTGCCCAGTATTGGTCGAAAGTGTAAAACGCATTATCCGTCTGAACTTCCATCGGATACGCCCCATATTGCGCGTAATGATCGTTCACGAAATTTAATATCTGTTCTAATTCATCCATTGTTCGCTGCCTCCTTTAATTCTTTTATAAGTTCTAATGCTTGGTCTAGGTTGTCATCGTTGCCTAGCTTGGCTTCTTCAATTGCAAAGCTAATCCAGTTTAGTTTTTGGTATGTGTTTAAATTATCCATTATCACCCCCTAGTGTTTAACGATTGCAATTGATTTGGCCTTTGTTGATGCGCCAGCGCAAAGCTTGCAGGTATCGCACGTTGCGCGACGGCCTGCCTCTTTACTGGCAGGACACAAGACCTCGAAGCCTTGCACGATATCCTCTTGTTTATCTATAACGCGGAATGTGCGCTTGCCATTGTCCCAAGCTTTTAAAGCTTCGGCCTTGGTGTCTGCGCTGATCATAAATAGCATTGGGTCAACGTCTAGAATGTCTGATTGATGGCTATAGGCCGTATGACCCACGGCATCATTTAAAAGGCTATCCCAAATGTAACGCGGTACGGCCGCGCCGTCGCCATATGTACCTATGCGAACCATGCGGCCTGCGCCAAGCTTGGCTATTTCGTCATGGCCTACTGCAACCGGATAGCCGCCTTTCATAAAATGCTTCCAAGTTATCAAAACGCCTTGGAATAATTTGACGTAACACTTGCGGCCTTTGGCATGTTTGCCCGGGCTATCTTCTTCGACGGCCTCGCCTCTAAACTTGCAATTGCCGCAGATTGAATAGTCGTTGCCAATCTTATTGTTTAGCATTGGGTCAAGACCGTTGTCGCATAGGATATAGGTTTGAACCATGTTGCCGGTTTTAGTGTTGCTGCTTTTCACGATAGCAATAGCAACGATTGGCGAACCGTCAATCTGTGACGGGCCTCGATATATAATTGAGCTTTGTGGTTTCATAACAATTCCCCTTGTTATAGTTAACTTAACTTATCCTAATTTATCCCATGTTTTAATGCAAGCCCTAAATTATCCTGCGGCCTGCGGCCTTTCTGTTTTTATATCTAGATGAACCTGCGACCTGCGGCCTGCGGCCTCGCTCTATCTATATATAAAAAAAGAAAAGAGAACCGAGCGCCGTGGCGCTCGATCCCGTGTTGATTAGCCGTATAAGAATTGATCTAGATCATTATCCCAATGATCATCATTGGCTGTTTGCAATGCATCAATAACGCACATGCCATCATTGTAGTAGTCTCGCCAGCATGCATCTGGCATATCGTCGATACCGATCGGGCATCCCAGCCCGATCAATTCTTTGTCGCATTGTTTTAAGAATGCCTCGAATGTCATGATTAATTCCTCATATCTTGAATTGAAAACAAACAGCCAAGGATCGACCAGAATAGGCCAACGCTACCAATCGATATCATTCCAATCCCTGTAACGATAGCAAACATATCGTCCATAAATAGACAGTGAAACCCAGCCAGCCCTATCGTAGCAGTGGCAACGATCATTAGGCCAAACACTTGGGCTTTACGTTTTGCGATAGTCTTATAGTGAGCGATAAACATTTGAATTCCTTTCTGGGGGGACAGTGTCCCCCCATTGGTTTGAAGTTAAGCAGTTTTCTTTTCGACACACACACCCTCGACAATTGTCACGGGTGCTTGATCAGCCCAGACATTCTCAAACTTGCCGCGCATGAATGCCTTAACGGGTGTCTCACCAACTCTAACGCGGTTAAGCAGACCATCTGCAATGCACTGCTTTTGATGTGCAGCAAAGGCGTTTTGCGCTGCCTTCATTGCAATGTCCAACTCATGCAACTTGGCACGGGCTGCTGCCGGGTTAGTGTACGGGTGACCTACTGATCTTTTAAGCTTCTTAGTCATGACAATTTCCCCTTGTCGTTATGGCTGCCACCATTGGCAACCCTCAATAAAAATAGTGCGCTCATTTATCCCATAACGCAAGCACTTTATCCCACTTTATTCCAACAAAATGCATTTTATTTTACTTTATCCGTTCACGATTTGTTCCAGAGGTGGATTGTTCTGGGGTTACTGGGTCGGATTGGCAGTCAACTTTGCTCGAGCGCGACCCCCCACCACCATTATTTTTGGATAGTCTATTGACATGTGGTCTCGTTTTGCTGGGTTGATAAATTCATTGGGATATAATATCGTTCGGGCATGGATGACATGACCAGCCTAGACCTGCTGCCAGAGGATGTTCTCAAAGAAATTCTGTTACTGGAAGAGCAGAAGCAGAAGCTTGAAACCAGAGACATAGCCAGAGATAAGTTCATGGCGTATGCGAAGCATGTGTATGAAGGGTTTATAGAGGGGACCCATCACAGAATTATCGCAGAGAAGCTCGAGCGCATAGCCTCGGGTGACTTGAAAAGGCTGATTGTCAACATGCCGCCCCGACATTCCAAGTCAGAATTCGCATCCTACCTCATGCCTAGCTGGTTCTTGGGCCGCAATCCTAAGTTAAAAATCATTCAGGCCACGATGAATACAGAGCTTGCCGTGCGGTTTGGTCGTAAGGTGAGGGATTTGATTGCAGATCCTGTTTACAGAGAGATTTTTCCTGACACAGATCTAAAAGCTGACAGTCAGGCTGCTGGTAGATGGGAGACTAGCGTTGGCGGGGAGTACTTTGCTGCCGGAGTTGGTGCTGCGATGACTGGTCGTGGTGCAGATTTGTTGATTATTGATGATCCGCACTCGGAACAAGATGCTTTATCGGCTTCTGCCTACGATAATGCGTATGAATGGTACACATCTGGGCCTCGGCAGCGTTTGCAACCGGGGGGAACCATCATAATTGTGCAGACTAGGTGGTCTAAGAAGGACATAACGGGCAGGTTACTGGCGGCACAGGCCAAGGATGTCATGGCTGACCAGTGGGAAGTGGTTGAATTCCCTGCAATTATGCCGTCAGGGGATCCATTGTGGCCTGAATTCTGGAAAAAAGACGAGCTTTTGCGTGTAAAGGCTTCGTTATCGGTAGGTAAATGGAACGCACAGTGGCAGCAGAACCCCACATCTGAGGAGACTGCTGTTGTAAAGCGTGAATGGTGGCGTGTTTGGGAGGAGGATGACATTCCTGACTTGGATTACGTCATTCAGTCCTACGATACGGCGTATAGCAAGCGTGAAACTGCTGATTACTCTGCCATTACGACTTGGGGTGTGTTTCAGCCGCATCAAAACGGGGAGCAGCACCTGATATTGATGGATGCGAAGAAGGGTCGGTGGAATTTCCCGGAGTTGAAAGAGGTTGCGATAGAGGAGCATGACTATTGGGAGCCTGAGTTGATCTTGATTGAGGCC